CTGGTATACCTCGTATCTCACGATCTCCTCGTGGTCCTGTTCTAATAGTATCAAGATTTTCAAGTAGTTTATCTATACTTATAAAAGATACAGTTAAATTTTCATTAGTTCTAGATATTGATTTTTCGATCTCAATAAATTCACCTAAAGTCTCACTGCCAGCTATTCTAAAATTCTTAGCTACAACATCAGAAGTTTGCCCTATAGCTTGCATAAGCTGGCTAACTGACTCCATATTAGATAAATACTCACCACTAGCCAACAATAGTTCTTTCTGTACGCGTAAAGTTATTCTAGCTCTTGGATCCGTAGTAGCTGCTTCTCCATATCTATTTTCAAGCTCAGCTAAACCACTTAATATCTGATTTTGGATTTCTTCATCAAAACCAATTAGTGCATTAGCAAACTGTGTTCTTAGTCTTTTTGCTACATCACTATCAGGATCAAACTCATTAGTAAATAGAGTAGAGTCAATAAAAGCACCAACACCAGCTGCAGCAGCTACAGTAAAGCCTCTAGCAAATGTACCACCTAGTAGAGCAGCTACTGGACCTATTCCAGGAATGAAACTAAGTAAGGCAGGCAAGATAGCTCCAATAGCTCCACCGATCAAAGCACCTGGACCTACTAATGCTTCTGTAAAAGTTTGTTGAGAGCCTGTAGCTACCTCTGAAATAATAGAATTTACCTCATTAACTAAATCTTCTTTAGTTTTCTCTACTTCTACTTCAAAAAATAAAAATTTCTTTCTAAAAGTAAATGTATCAGTATCGCGTAATGCTGCATTAGTCTTTTCTAATTCTGCAAGAGCGCCTACAGTCACTCCTTTAAATACTTTTTTTGCTCTTACAGCTTGATCATTAGAGAAAAATTGTTTAACAGTAGCTCCTAAGTCTGATACAAAAGCATTAAACTCCTCACCTTTACCAAGAGCAGTAGCTATAGACCCACCTAGCAAAGTAAACAGACTACCAAAAAACAGAATACTACTACCAAGTCCTAGCAAACCTTTAAATAAGGCACCAAAACCAGTTATAAGACTAGTTGTAACAGCAACAATTCCTGCACCAAAAGCTGCTAGTTTAGCGCCTACACCTGTTAGAGCAGGACCTAAGGCTGTTAAAGCAACTCTATTAGCAGCTAAAGCAGCAGTGTTAGCTCTGACTTGTGTTGTAGCAGCAGTATAAGCTGCAGAATTAGCTGCTATGACTGCAGAATTAGATGCTACGGCTGTATTTGCGCGACGCAACGCAGCATTAGCTTGGTTAATAGCAGTAGTTCTAGCTATAAATTCAGCGGTACCAAAACCTCCACCTTGTGGCTTATCTCTAGCATCTTTTAGCTGTGTTAAGGCAGCTTGTTGCTGTGCTAATGCAGCACGACGAGTACTTTGAGCAGTACGCTGAGCATCAATAGCTGCTCTAGCACTAGCCCTGAACGCATCTCGTTCTGTTTTAAGTGCAGTAATATTTTGATTAATTAGTTTGCGAGATTCTTTTAGTTCAAGAGTGTTTAGTTTTCTATTTTGAGAGGCATCAATTAAACCAGTTAATTGGGTAGCTTGAGTGCCTGTAAGTTTAACTTGTGAAGCTGTTAAAGCCTTTATAGAATTATTAGCCTTATCTGCGGCAGCAGCAGTTAACGTAAAAGCACGTATTATTTTTTCTGTTGTAGCACCTGCTTTTACAACTTTTTCATTAAAAGCAGCAAACCCAGCAGTTAACAGAGTGATGGCCTTACCAGCTACTAAGCTAGCTGCAATACCTACAGCAGCAAATGCTGAGGCAACATTAGTAGTTAAATAAGCTGCTAGTGGTGCTAATATATCTGCAATAAATGACCCAAATTGAGTAGAAATATTAATTACTGTAGCACCAAAAGCTTCTAGCTGTTCTGCAGAAGTTGGAATTGTAGTGTTAATAGAACTAAACTTACGTGTGCCCTCTTCTATAACAGCATTAACAAAAGCTTGACGACGCTCATACTCAGTTAATTCGGTACGAGCTTTACCAATAGCAGCTGCATAAGCGCGAGTTGCAGGCTCAATCTTAGTATAAATACCGAGTTCATCTAAAAGTTCTGTTTCTAGTTTAGCAGAACCTCTAACCACACGAGTATAAGCATCGTTTAAGTCTCTACCTAATGCACGAGAAGCTTTAGTAGCTACTTCAGCTAGACCTTCAATTTGTTGGGTATTAAAACCGGCACTTAAAGATAGGTTGGCTTGTTGCGCTGCTTCTGTAAGAGTAATTTGTCCTTTAGTAATTTCTTGAATAGATGATAGAATAGCTTTGCCATCTTGTCCAGCAATAGCAGATAGAGCACCTAAGCCTTCTATAGTTTGTGCAGCTCTAGCTGCCGCAGTTAAAGCAGTAAATGCTTGTTGCAGCGCAAAGGTAGTAGCTGCAGCTCCAGCATATGCAGCAACTAAACCGCCCAAGCCAGAAGCTTGGGCGGCAAAAGCTCTTCCAGAGCTAGCACTTTGCTGTCCTAAACGTGTTTGTGCACGACCTATACGATTTGTACTGTTAACAACATCATCAGCCCCAAGTGACTGAAATATTGTTTTAATAACATTCGTTATTGTTGCCAATTATCTTGCTCTCTTTGCTTTAGATAGCGATTCTTGTTCTTTGCGTTTTTGAGTGTAGTATTTACCTAGCTCAACTTCACAATGTTTTATAAGTTCAAAAACTAGTCGCTTATTTTCAACCTCATATATATCTATTATTGCAGATAGTCCGCTATAATCTTTACCCATCCAAGAACCACTCATGCCTTCCCAGTTATCTGGTAGAGACTGAAGAATGATTAAGGCTTGTTGAGCTTCTAGAGAAAGTGTAGATGGATCAATAGGGATATCTTCATCTCGAGGTTCCCAACCCATCTGCTCACACATCTCAAAATATTGCTCTATGTTAATACCTCCGCCGTGTAGAGTAGAACGAAGGTATTCAGTTAGTTTTTTGCGTCATCTTCAGCCTTTTTACGCGAAAACTGCTCAAAATCAGCAAGAGTATCAGTAATAAACTGATCAAACACTGGAGAGTTCTTTAATAGCTCTAGAGCATCTTCTGCTGTGTATTCAACTGACTCTTCTAGATTCATAGATGAAATATCTACAGGAAGTAGCAGGGGTAGATGTTTAACTTTGAGACCACGCCAGTCAGCAATAGCACGCTCTGAATAAACCTCTAAAAATTTAGTGCTATCCACTTCTTCTTCTCGTTGGCGAGTGCGTTTATTAAACTTATAGGTTAGACTAGCTGCTCTAATCTTTAACAGGTCTTCTCGCGTAACAAAACGTAGATTTATTTCAAAACCATCAATATCTGGAAACTCTACCCAGGTTGACGTCTCTTTTACTAGCATAGATTTAATTTTACTCATTAGATTCCTCTTTATAAAAGTGAGCGTCCATCAGCATATCTGCTATCAAAGGTGAGGGGAAACCTTGATTCGCAAGCTGATAGACGCTCTCTGGTGTTATAGATTAAGTTTCCCCTCAGAAACTGCGTTAGGTCTTAGCCGCAAAAATAGTAACTTCTCCGCCACCACCTTTTGACGCATTAGGTTCTTGTGCCACAAAGTTTACTGTCATAGAAATTACATCTTCAACAGCGATCTGTGGAAACTCAAACTGAACTGCATCTAATTGAAATGCAACATAAGGTGCAGAAGTTCCGCCAATAATTAGATTAGCATTAGAAGTTTGTGCAGAAGTTGTACGAGCATCATTTGCAATATTACGTAAGAATTGTGTTGATTGAGCATCGCCAGAACGTAGATACATAGTAGCAGAACCTGTTACTGCGCGTGTTCCAGTAAACTGACCGATAGGCTCATTTAGAGCAGATAATTCTTCTGGAGTTAAATAGGTAATATTGTTATTATAATCAAATGTTAGAGCAGTAACTGGGAATGTATACTTAACGTCACTTCCAGCTTCACTAGGCTTATGATGAAACTCAATTGCGCTCAGACGATTTTTGATAAATGAGTTAGTTCCGACAGAACCAGCTACATTCATCTGATTAAATGGATGATAAGAAGCTACATTAGCTAGATTTGTTGAATTTGCATTAGCAGTAGATGAGCTACCACTATTTAGAATACCACCAAATACTGAAATAGCGTTATCACGAGGAGTTCCTGTAAGCTCTTTTAGAGTAGTACCTTGACCTGTCCAAGTAACAGTAGCAATTTCTTCAATTCCAGCATCTACGGTAGATTGGTTTACTGTAGCATTAGAAACTTGATATATTACGTTATCTAGTTTAAAGTACAGCTGATACTCTTGTGCTGTAGAAAAATTAGAACGAGTAGAGTGAGAACCGGTGCCTGCTGCTACATTTACTGTACGCAGTTTACCACCAGTTTCCCACACAGACTGATCAGCAGTTCCTGTAGATGCTCTAGTATTTGATATAAGAGCTTGCCACATAAACCAGTCTGCAACAGGTTTTACATTACCACTTTGATTAGTACCTGTACCTGTACCATCAGCAGCTGCTCCTGTTACAACTCCTGTAGGACGTAGATAAACCTGAAAATTCCAGTCAACAGGATTAATAGCTGTATTAAAACGCTGTTGTGAACGATCAGGATTTGTACCAGACTCTAGAGATGTAATATCTTGGGTAGCGGCTGAAGAAGTAACAGCAAAGCCTGCTAATACTTCAAGTTTCCAAGTGTTGTCTGGTCTCATTGAGGTAACTGCTCCACCATTGACTAAGTCAACAGTAGAGAAGAATACCTCGGAATTTCTTTGTAGATTAAGAGATGTCATATTTTTATTCTCCTTAATATTCTAGTCTATAGACTACTGATAACTCAACTTCTGCAACACCATAGGGAAATGCTAATCCTTCATCAGCGGTAATATTTTCTATAGTTATATCTAATATACCCATTTCAGGATTATCACCTAAAGCATATATGATGTGTTCAATATCTTGTACTAAATTATCAGCACTAGTTTGAGCGTTATCTTCTCCATATACGTATGCTCTTATAATAACGCTTAAAGTAGCTACCGTCAAATTTTCTGATTGAAAATTTCTAATTTCGGTCCCTGCAGATAAATAAAGTGAAGGAAAGTC